TGTTTCCGCTGGGTGTGGAACTTGGGGTAACTTCCAATTCCACAGTGATATCGGAAGGAATATTTGAACCGAGGTCTATCGCAGAAGAGCCAATATAGGTAGCACTTGCCAGCGTACCCATGGTGAGCAGTGCGGATGATCGTGTTCCTTGGGCAAAGGTAAAGATAGTCATCTTTAATCGCCTGTTGCGAAGACGTTGATTGCGTTTTTGACTGCGGCCAGGACCGTTGCATCGTCCGCATTGATGATGGAGTTGATTGGCGCTGCGCGGTTTTGCGCGAGTACCGGATACATCATTTTTGTCCCAGCCAGATCAGGGTTTTGGAATACCTGTTTTGCCCATAGGAATCGGTTGGCGTGGTTATCGGTTTCCGGGTCTTCAGTCATGATGTCGGTTGCGGCAACGAATGTTGCAACGCGCACATGATCGAAAAGAGGGGTATTTCTTGCCGCGACTAAAAGCTCATCAAAAGTTGCCATTCATTTCTCCTGAGTTTAGGGTGAACCTAAATGTTGATTAAGGGTGAACCTAAAAACGCCCTATTCATGCGTGTCTTGGAATGGTGCCACCTTTAAGGGTGAACCTATTTCCTATTTATGTTTGTCTCAATCCATCCATTGTTTCTGCCAATATCACTGCGCTGACTTTTACGTTTCCAGACATGACCACTTCGCAGTTATCGGACTTGTACCCAGCCGGTAGCCGGAATGCGCGGCTGTTGGTGACTTGCCGCGTGTACTTGAGCGTGTTGTCGGTCCAAAGCTGGAATTGCAGGCTGTTGATCGAGAGTGCGGGAAGGTCCGCCATGCCATCTCCCGCAACTTCATATTCAGCCAGATAAGGATCGGCCAGCGCGTCATTCATGAGATTGCCGTTTATCAGCGCCTGATTTGCCGCGACTACCGCATCGTAGGATTCCTGGCTGGCGCCGGTTTCCGCTTCGGTCATAGTGAAGTCGGCATCCAGTTTTGCTGCGCCGAAATTGACCGGAGATGGGAAGATGAAGTATTTGCTGCGCCATTCGTAGGAGAGCTTCGTTCCTACATCGCCTTCCCACTGGTATATCTTTTTCTCGTTGGCGACATAGAGTTTTCCTGTCGCCGGATCGGTCCAGATCGCTGTTATCTTCTGATTGATCTTCACGAAGCTGGCGGCTTCGGTCTTGTCGATGACAAACATGAGCGAACTTTCATCCGCCGTGTAGCCCGCGTAATAGCGGTTGTCGGCAGTAGCAGCAATGAAAGTATTGGGGTTAAGGTCAGACCATTCCTTTTGCGTAAACAGGTCTTTGGTCACGATATCGTTCTGAACGCCGATGATGACCAGCCCTTGCGGTGAGGCGTATCCCACGCCAAAGGCGAAACTTGCTACTGACCGCTTGGACATGCAGGGCCACGCCACGGCCAGTTTTTCCATGCCGCCGCCCATGGTTACAGGCTCAACGCCGGTAATCGTGAATGGATTACCTTCCGTCATTCCGACAAGCGTTGTTCCGGTCACACCGATGGCAACGATGTCCTGATCGTAGGACTGCCGGTATCCGATAGGCCACGCATAGGGCTTGAACGGTTCGGAAAAATGAATCTGGTTTCCGGTGAAGCCTGCCGCAATGCCGTTGGGCAGGATGACGATCCCGCGCATGTCGGCGGGCGGCATCTGCCATGTTGTTGATGCCAGTGTTTCGCCTAGATCGTCATCGTCTACTGTGTCGGCATAGCTCGTGGTGGCAGCGGACAGGCTGACCACGTATTGATAATCTGTCCCGGTATTGGCGGAAGTGAGGATGCGGTATATCCGCTTGAGCATGCCGCTTGTGTTATGTGGCGCAATGCGTGTCCATGTTCCGCCACTGGTATAGGTCTGTGTGGTGGACAGAATGATGACTGCGGTATTCGTGCCAACGTCTACGCTGTAAAGCGACCATGTGCCATTCAGATCGGTCATTCCCGCTACGGCAGCGAACTTTATTTCCTCGCTGGCGCGAAGGCCGTAGGCCGAATTGAGGTTGACGGTCACATATCCGGTAGACGGCGTATCCTTCGCAGCGCCGGTTATCGTGCCGGAATTGTCTGGCGGGATGTCCATGCCCGATATATTCCACGTTGCATCCAGTTTTCCGCTTACGGGATCGCTGGGGGCGGACGGCGCAGACTCTTCGCCCCATTGGGTGAGGAAAGTGTAAACATAAGAACGGGTCACAGTCGTGGCACTTGAACCGCCTGAAGGTGAAACCCCGGGTTTGGTCAAGGGCGGCGACACGCCCAGCACGTAGGAACCGGATGGGTAGGGTCCGGTCCCGGCGGTAGCCAGATCGAAGTTTGATACCCTTGGTTCGCCATCGCCGGTGTAATAGAAACGCCGATCCTCGTTGTTGGCGATGGGAGAGCGGGCTACGTCAACGTCCTTGTTCCAAGCCAGCCATTTCTCGTTGCCGTCCTTTTCCATGCGAAACATGGAAATGATTTCGCCGTCCACTTGCGGGTTGAAGATCAGAAGCGGTCCACTTCTAGGGCGCAAGTCTCCAGAAGTGAGATTGCAGTTGGTGGAGACTTGAGCCTGATTCTGCGCCAGCAATTGCCTTGCCAGCCGTGGAACCAGACCTGAAAAGCCGTTTACCCTAAATCCCGTCATTCTTTTCCCGTTCTGCTAATCCCATGCCGTTCAAATGATCCACAAGGGCTTTCCTTTGTTCGTCTGTCATGCCGAACAATCCCTGTGTGTGGATGGCGTATTTCTTGTCACGAATGACTATCGAAGCCAGAACGCGCGGCGGGTCGCGCAGCCAAAGCAGCGCCCGCGCCGAATTCCAAAGCCCATGTTTGCCAAAACCCACTTCTCTCTGAGTCCAGAAAAGTTCCAGATTGATATTCCAGCCCCAGCCTTCATAACGAGATTTCACCCCTCCGGTTTTTTCCCTTCGCAGATAGCGCGTTCTTTCTCACGGCGGTTTGTCAATCCAGCCAAAACCTTTCCGCCTTTTTTATTCCAGCGGGAAATTTCCGCGCAAGCCCCGGCATAGTCGAGCCGGTTCAGCTTCTTGACCAAGGTTGACCCGCAAAAGGCATATGGACCTATGTTGTAGGCCAATTGGATGTACGCAGACCATTCGTAATCAAATAGCGGTACTTCGATGCACTTTTTCAGGGGGGTAGCTATGTTGCCCTCAAGGTCCACGTTCAGCATGCGAAGCGCCTGTGGTGCGCTTACCTTGTCTCCCAGCTTCACCGGTTTTCCATTTTCATGGCGTGTTGATCCGAATCCGATAGTTGGTACATCTCCGGGAACAGGAATGTAAGCGGTATCCTTGAAGCCCTCGTAGAGTCCTACCGTGGTCATTGTGCTGGCAAGGATAGCCATTGCGCCAACGGCGTAACGCGCTTTGGGAGGGATGTTTTCGAGGTCTATTGCCATGATCAGGTTTAGTGTTTCGCCATCCACTTCCGGCTATTTCTTCGCTTTTTCCGCCTCGATAGCACACTCAAGCGCTTCGAGAATCCTTTTTTTTTGATCCACAGCCAGAGGAACGCAAATCGCTTGCGGTTTTGCTGGTGGATTGACGGTGATAATTGTTATCGGCTTTGCAGGTGGTGTTTTTGGTGTCTCAGGTTCTTGTTTAACAGGCGGAGCTTGAATTGGAGCTACTTGTCGATTCGGAAGGTAGGTGCAGGCGGTTATGACCAAAAGAAGGATCAGGGTTCTCATCGCTTCAGCCTCAAGAGTCTTTGAAGGTGGTCAAGAACCTGCCCCTGGAATGCCTCGTCTTCCCGTTGTTTGTCCGCCGCCCTTTCTTCCGATCTGTCCTGACGTAGTTCCAAGCGCTTTATGCTGGCAATGATTTCCACATCGCGCTCGTCCTGCTTATCGTTGCGCCACGTATTGCGGTCTATGGTTTCCTTGTTCTTGATGTTGTCGAGAAAAAGCCCTACACCCCCACCGATAATCGCCATGAAAGCCCAAGGCATGAGTTTTATCGTCCATTCCTTTACCCATGCCGGTAAGTGCCAGCCGCTTTGATCCGGTTCGGCCACTTATCGGGACAAAAACCACACGATTAAAACCAAACCGGCCAGCACTCCAACCAAAATCCAGCCGGTGTAACCGGATTTTTGCGCTTGTTGCAGTCCTTTATCTGCTGCCGCGTCGATGTCGGCGTTTACCTTCTTCAATCCTTCCTCTATCTTTCCCATTTTTCATATCTCCAAATAGAAAAGGCCGTAATAACGGCCTTTGGGTTGTCTGCTGCGGTTTTATTTCACCATTGCACGGTATCAAGCGTGCTTTGCGCGGGGTTATCACCCAATCCGTCTATCATGTCCCGTAATTTCTGGCGCTTTCCTGTCAATGCTCCATGCAGAGGGGCCAGCGCATCGGCATTGGCGACGACAAGCCCCGCCAGTTCGTCAACGGTAATTCCTCGTGAGGCGGCAGCACTGCGCAACCAGGGCGCGGCAGCGGCGCTATCCTCGATATATGCCCGCGCCTCTGTTTCCTGCTTGGGCCATGAAGCAATTTCGGTATCGGGATAGCCTGCTGTCAGTGCGTTTACCGCGTCCTGATAATTGCTGTTGATCCGAGCATGGGCGGCAGCAATGCGTTCTGCCGCTGTTGGTTCTGGTGCTGGTGGCGGGGCTGCTGAAGTCCAGAGGTCAATGAAGGGCTGGAATTCATCAATATCCGAAATGTCCTCGTTCGTGCCGTACTCAAACTCAATATGTCCGGCTGACCCATCCCATTGAACTGCCCTGATGCCAGACTCCAGTTCGGACAGGTCCACTTCCCGGAAAACACCGTTCACCCCGACAACGTTATCGTCTTTAATAATTGTTAGCTTCATGCTCACCTTCCAATAGATCGACATCGGATAACCTGACTGCTCTAAGTGCCGCGAGAGCCGCTTGATCATTTTGTCTTCGCATTTCTGGAACCACCAGATTCCTGAAGTTTTCCGTAGCCGCAACCCCTTTCCTTGATTCGTTGGCTGTATTGATCTGGAGCATGGGCATCCATGCGATAGCGCAGTTCCACTCGTCAACTTCTTTTCCGGTGTTTATGTCAGTACCACGAACCATGACGTACCATGGGCAACGGTAAAGAACCGGCTTTCCGTGTTCCTGTTTCACTTCTTCGCACTTGGCACCTAATGGACATCCCGCAATTCTGGTTTCCATATCAATCCTTCGTAGCACGAATTACGCGCAGATATTTGATGGCAAGGTTCAGGGTGCTTCCTGTAAAGCCGTGAGTGTGGGAACCTCCGCCCCCTGCTGCTCCGGATGTTTTGTTGATATTGCTGCCGATTGAGCCATTAAAATAAGTACCGGCTGCGGGTGTTGCAGTGTTGTCTACATCGTTATAGGTGTGTGTGTGGCTTGGTATCTGCGAAGTGGTCAATGTAGTTGCGCTGACGCTCCCGGTAATAGAGTGCGAAACCAGTACTGAACCAAAATTCACCGAGCCGCCGCCTTGTCCTCCCGAAGTCCCGCCTGGAACCACGCGCAGCACATGGTCAAGCGTCGCTGTCGTGTCATGCGTCCAACCAAGCGGGGCGTCCTCGTTATAGAAGAACAGGCAAGTTCCCGCTGGGAACGCTTGCCCTGCCGCGCCCAAGGTGTTTCGCATGGTGTCAGCATCGGGATCGTCCAGAAGTTGCCGCGCGAATGAAGTGAGCGTAGTTACCGCCGCTGCCGCGCTGCCGGTGAAGTAGGGCAATTTGTCAGCGGCAGAAGTCAATCCTCCCAGCGCAGAGAGGTTGGGGTTGGCAAGCGATTCAGTCAGCGCAATGTTTGTAATTGCGGCGACAAAGTAATCCCCTGCTGCCCATGTTCTTGCAGTAGTTCCGTCCAATCCCCTGCCGCCTGTGGCGATGGTGAATGAATCGGTGCTTCTGGCGGATACCTTGACTATTTCCGCGTTGTTGCTGGCGTCCTTGAATACGCCGTAGAAGTAATCCCCGGACCCTAGCGTTGGGAACAACAGGCCCTTTCCGGCTTCTACGGTGAAAGCGAGTCCAGTAGTACCGCTGGGAGCGCTGGCTATTTTCGCCTTACCAAAATTGGAGAACTTTAGCGCCATGATCGCCGCCGCATTATTTGGGTTTGTAGGGGTGCGCGGGTATAGTTTCTGTCAGACCGAATGCCCGCCGATGCCGTGTCTACTTGAAATTTATTGTTGTGATATGTCGCCAGTTGCAGATCGGTGTAAGGCTTCTTTGGCGACATCATCAATCGTGCCAGCGCTCCATGCACTATCGCATCGCGCCATTCGTTGAACAGGTCATCGTCTATGCCGTCTGCTACCGGCGAAGGCTTCAGGATGACGGTAAGCGTAAGCGTACCTTCGACATTCGGAGTCGGGATTAATGTCAGGTATGTGGGATGACCTATTACATACTGCGGCGTCCCGTCCTGATGCCGCCAGTTCCACAGCCACACATCGTTCTGCGCGGTCTTGACTTCTATTTCCTGATCGTTGAATTCGGCGTAGTCGATGGCATGGACTACGGCATTCGGTGGCGGATCAAAATCATAGTCCTCTGTGGCAACGGTCACGGAAATAGAGGGATGCTCGTATTTCCACGCTTGAGACTGCTCACAGAAGGCTATCGCGGCTTGCCGCAAGGCCAGTGTTTGCGCCGACTGAGGGCATCCCGGTACGTCAGGACTTAACAGGTCGTAGAAATCGCTCCAGAGCTTCATAGCGGCGCTTCGTTATCGAATAGCCGCGCGAACACACTGGCCCTGCCTGAATCCGCATGTTCATCATCGGTCATTTCCGCCCTTGCCGTCACATAATCCGCAATGGTTTGGGAGTGTTCGGCGTCAATAGGAAACGGGTCTGCCAGCGCCGCCTCACCCGTTGGCAGATTATTGAACTGTCCGATGAACGCATCCGGCCTTCTTTTTGAGAACATCAACATTCCCTGATTGGCGAAGTCCAAAAGCTGCTCGTCTGTATAGCGCACCTTGTCCTTGTCGTTCAGGGGAATGCGCGCAAGGTCCACGATGTTCTGGTAGGTGAAAGCCACTTATTTCCCTTGCAAGTGTTCGTGCTGTTTGGCCCATTCGTGGATCATCTGCT